AATGGTACTAGAAGAGACTTAACTGAGGCCTTATTAAAAGATGTACAGCAACAATGTTTTACAAGTGGTGCTGAACCATCAATCTTAATGTGCGGACCATATAACAAATCTGTTATTTCTGGTTTCACAGGTAGATCACAGGCTAGACAGTTTGTGGATGCAAACACTATTGAAGCATCTGTATCTATCTACTCAGGTGATTTTGGCGAACTACAAGTTGTGCCATCAAACAGAAGTAGAGAACAAGCAGTTCATCTGTTAGATCCAGAATTTGCTGGTGTATCATACCTCAGAAATTTTGAAACCATTGACATAAGCACAATCGGAGATGCTCAAACTAAAATGATAGTCGTAGAATACGGACTTGAAATGAAGAATGAAGCAGCACACGGTATTATTGCAGATGTTAAAGTTTCATCAACTGACGGCGGTTAATACTTAGTAATGTGGGGGTGTATGCCCCCACACTTTATTATGGCAAATAAAACTGTATTAGATTATTCTAAAAATAGTAAAAACATCTTTGCTACAGAAGATGATAAGATGATTTGTCATACCAAACAAAACATACAACCCACCCTAGACTATGTGAAAAATTTGTCTGAGTACAAACCAGGCAAAGAATTTCGTCATGTTGCAGAGATTCCTATGGTAATATATCAACAGATGGTTAGAGACGGATCAATCAATGATAAAAAAGCATTGAAAAAATGGCTAAACGATCCTGATAATAGACTATTTAGAACTTGGAAAGGCAGAATATGACATACGCAGAACTAAAAACAAACATAGCTAATTTTTTAAATAGATCAGATCTCACAGATCAATTAGATTTTTTTATAGATGCAACTGAGGGCGAACTTAATAGAAGATTAAGAACAAAAGATATGGTCAAAAGAGCAACAGCTACAGCTGATGCACAATATCTAACTTTACCAACTGACTGGTTAGAAGCAATCAACATAGAAATAACATCAAACGAGTTTAGACCCTTATTTCAACAGTCAATAGAATCATTAGATGTATATAGAAAATCAAATAACAATTCAAGCGGTCAACCAATTTACTATGCAGTTGTTGACAAAAGTTTAGAATTAGCGCCAACACCAGATACAAGTTATACCTTGCAACTTACTTACTACAGCAAGATAGATGCTTTGAGTGATAGTAATACAACAAACTTTGTTTCACTAAACCATCCAGACGCATATTTGTATGGCGCTTTAAAACACGCATCTGTATTTTTAATGGAGGATGAAAGAATACCTTTATTTACAACACAGTTTGAAAAAGCCTTAGAAGAAATAAGATTACAACAAGAAAAAGCAGAATTTGGCAAAGGATCTCTTATGCAAAGAAGAAAAACTTATGGCAAAGCTGGTAAAAACATATATTATATGAAGAACAATTAGGAGAATATAAATGTCTGGATTTAGCGATTATTTAGAAGATAAAGTTTTAGAACATGTATTTGGTGGTAATGCTTTTACAGCACCATCAACTTTGCATGTTGCCTTATATACTTCAGCACCATCTGATACTGGTGGAGGAACAGAAGTAAGCGGTGGCGCATACGCAAGACAAACAGCTACATTTAATGTTTCTGGCACAAACCCAACAACCGCAACAAATGCAGCAGCAGTTGAATATCCAACAGCTACAGCTGACTATGGAACAGTAGTTGCAGTTGGTATTTTTGACGCATCATCAAGCGGTAATTTACTTGCTTATGCTGCTCTTACTGCAAATAAAACAGTAAGTAGTGGTGATGTGTTTAGATTTGATGCTGGCGACTTAGATATTACATTAGCTTAATACAATGGCCTCAGTAGGCTACGGCTTTAGTAAATACGGCAGAAGCCATTGGGGAACACCATCATACGAGTTTGCAGAAGCTACGGCTGCTGCATCATCATCTTTAACTGCAACAGGTCGCTTTGTAATAACAGGTGCATCAACTATTGCAGGAACATCAGGACTTACAGCAACAGGTAGATTTGTTATTGTAGGTGCTTCTACGATAGCATCATCATCAGGATTTACCGCAGATAGCACACTTATACATGACGGCGTAGCTACTATAGCTGCGTCCTCAGGTATGACTGCATCTGGAGTACAAATAGATCTAGGTGCATCAGTCATAGCAGCTGCATCTAGTATGACAGCTACAGGACACCAAATTGATCTTGGTGCAAGTATTGGTCCTATAGTTTCTAACATGACAGCAGAGGGTAGGTTTACCTTTAAAGGACAATCTACTATTGCAGCCGTAGGATCTGTTGTTGCTGTAGGCAGACAAATAGATAGAGGTTCAGCTACATTTACACAATTAAGTGGTTTTTCTGCTTTAGGTGGTCTAAAATGGGAAGATGAGACTGTAGCTACAACCACTTATACAGAACAAACACCAGCTACAACAACTTGGACAGATCAGTCCGTAACAACAACAACCTGGACTGACGCAGCATAGAGGATATTTTATGGCAGATACATTTACAACTAATTTAAACCTTACAAAACCAGAGGTAGGGGCATCAACTGACACTTGGGGTACAAAACTTAACGCCAACTTAGACTCAGTTGACGGAATTTTTAGTCTTTCTGGTACAGCTATCGACATGGGCCAAGTAGATTTTGGCGGTGCGGTAATAATAAAAGGCACAAACCCAAGTCTTACTATTGGTGATGCTGGCGCAGAAGATACTAAACTTGTTTTTGATGGCAACGCACAAGATTACTATGTAGGGCTAGATGATAGTTCAGATAGCTTAGTTATTGGTTTAGGATCAGCAGTTGGCACAACGCCAGCTATGACTATAAATTCAAGTCAACAAATTACAGTTGCGCAGAATATAACATTTTCTGGCACAATAGACACAGGATCTAACTCTATTACAACTACAGGTGCAATAAGCGGTGGTACTGTAAATGGCGTAGGTATTAAATATAACATAGCTGATTTTTCTCAAAGTTTACTTATCAGTAATGATGCAGGAACAGGCACTTTATCTAGTGCTTCAAATAATACAGGTCTAGGACATGAAGTATTTGATGATTTAACATCTGGCGACCAAAATACAGGTGTAGGTTCTTTAGCATTAACTAAATTAACTACAGGTGGAAATAATACAGGTATAGGAACTGTTGCACTTACAGCTTTAACAACAGGTAGTTTTAATACAGCAGTAGGTGATAATTCTCTAGCAGCTAATACAACAGCAAGTAACAACACCGCAGTTGGAGCTGATTCTTTAGGAGCAAATACTACAGGAACAGGATTAACTGCTGTAGGTAAAAATTCTTTAGCAGCAAATACTACAGGTAACTTAAATGTAGCAATGGGTGGTTCTGCTCTTGCATCAAATACAACAGGTACGCAAAATGTAGGAATAGGTGTAAATGCCTTAAATGCTAATACGACAGCCGATAACAACACAGCAGTTGGTTTAAACGCCTTACTGGTAAACACTACAGGTGCTTCAAATACAGTATTAGGTTCTGCTGCACTAGATGCAAATACTACAGCAGACAATAATGTAGCAATAGGCTATGCATCATTAACTTCTAATACAACAGGTGCAACAAACACATCTGTTGGTGCTTTATCTTTACAAGAAAATACTACAGCTTCTAATAACACAGCCGTTGGCTATTTATCTTTAGGAGCAAACACTACAGGTACTAGAAATAATGCTTTTGCTGCTTTAGCTTTAGATGCCAATACAACAGGCTCATATAATAATGCTTTTGGTTATAACGCTTTAACTGCAAACACGACAGGTGAAGAAAATGTAGCTATGGGTGATAATGCAGGTGCAGCCAATACAACTGGTGATAAAAATACTGCAATAGGTACAAGTACTTTAGCATCTAATACCACAGCAGCTAATAATACAGCAGTAGGTTATGCAGCTTTAAATGCAAATACAACTGCAAGTAACAATACAGCTATTGGTTATAGTGCATTAATAGCAAACACTACAGGTGCTGATAATGTAGCAGTTGGTATGAACTCCTTAAAAGCAAATACAACAGCAAGTTTTAATGTAGCCATAGGTAAAAATTCTATGGAAGCTAATACCACAGGTGCTAATAACACAGCACTTGGTAGGGAATCATTAGCAAGTATTC